CGCAAAGCTGACGATAAAGATCATGTCGATATATATGACATTTGCAGTAAAATGAAGTTCAGCCATAGGCACATGCTAAAACGCCAGCAACATTATAAAAAAGTGCAGTATCCTCATGCACTTACCAAGGAAAACTACTGACATCACCAGTAAATACTGCGTGAAAATACTTACCAGCGACAATCAGAGCTTGAACGTCAACCACTTACCTGACCAAGGCGTGGATCTTAACTTTTGTGTGTTAGATTACAGCGACAACAAAAACATTGACTATTATTGGCATCCCTTGGTGTTTTTGGAAAGCTTTGTTTCACCCAGCGTGGATTTGCAAATAGGGCCCTATCAATGCCAAATGCCACTAGATTGGCATTTGGTTATTGGAGATCCTGAAATAGGTGATTTGGAAATAGTCAGTTTGTTGTATCTCATGGACAAAGATTTCCAATCTTTTTGTTTTAATCCTTTGACAGGATATATACCCAAGTTTCACACCGTGGACGTTATCAATGTTTGGCCTGATGTCAAATGGTTTTGTCCCAAGCTGAAAACAGCTAATATTTTAGCAGTGCCCTTGCAAGATGGACGTGATCCTGCTTGTGCTTTTTTTGTAAAAGACCTAGCTAAAATTCCCGAAGTATTAGATATTAAACATTTGTTTTAAAAACACAATGCCCTGATATTGCTATCAGGGCATTGTGGAGTCTGTACTTGTTTTAACAAGTAAAAAACAAGTAAAGCTTTAGTCGCTTTGGATAGTTGCTTGGCCAGGTGCTGTCAAAGGTATTCCTTCAAACTTCCAATCATATGTTCTGTTATTTGTAAATGTTCTAACAGTGTTATCAAAAATAACAGCAGCATATTCTTTTGATGTTGATCCACTTATGCTAACGTTGGGAACGGCACTATAAGTTCCACCAGCAGTAACGGTCACAGCACTGATGTTACCCTGTGACACTGTGGCTGTAGCTGCTGCTGCGCCTGTTTCAAAGTCCACATCTGCTGCGGTGTAAAGACCATCACCTGCATAAGTTACTGCAACTTGTGTAACGGACCAAGTTACGTTGACATTTGCTCCTGCACCACCTTCTGCACTGGCAGCAAGGGCTATGGGATTGCTGGGGATTACACTGTAAACACCAGTATCAGTTACACTAATGCCGTTGATATCAAAGCGGAAGTTCAATGTAGCATTGCTACCTTGTGTTCCTATTACACTTGTTGGTGCAACACTAAGACCGCCAGTTCCCGGCAAAGATGTGCCCACAAATACGCCGGCATTTATTATTGTTAATCCCGTAATGGCGCCCCCGCCGCCAATAGTTGCTACTTGAACATTCCCTGAGGTAGTCCAATCAGTGCCACTGAAAATCAAGTAGCTGTTAGTACCGTAACCAGTGCCTGCGTTTTGTGTTGTGACGTTGCCAATTTTAACACTATTGACTGTAACGTTGCCAGTTGCTGTGCTTGTCCCGCCAATAACACTGAGTTTTTCGCTAGGCAAATAACTATCGCCGACAGGACCTTTTCCAGCCAAGTTTACAGCTACAGCCCCTAGTCCTAGGCGTGCTGCCACTGTGGCTCCGCTACCGCCCGCGCCCCATGGGGTAACCACGATGTTTGCTTGTCCTGCTGTTGTAAGGGCACCATTGACCAAGCTGACTTGACCACTTGCTACACCGGCATTGGCACGCATGACATAACGTCCTGTGCCTGTTTGTCGAGTAATATATGCATCGGTATAAGGCGCTCCTTGGCCAGGAATCCAAGCTGTTGCAGCTATCTGTTGGCCTGTAACACCAGTATTACCTATAAACTTCTTGTTAATCGGGCGTCCCATTGTTTTCTCCTTTGCCTTTCAAGGCTACGCGGTTGGACCGCATAATAGTTGTTTGGGTTATTTATAGTTCATTACAGCATCAATAATACAAACATAAGATTGCTGTGGATTTACAAGATGGGCATGAAAAGTCCAGGGATATTTTTGACCATGGAAATCCCAAACAAACAAGTTGGTTATTCTACTGCAATAAAATATTTGATCATGAGGATCTTGAAATCGCAAGAGCATGTTGCCATTGTGATCTAGATTGTTTGCCAGCTTGCAAAGCCCCTGACTACCTGACAGTGTTTGTCGACAAATATAGCTGTGTTTGTTGGTTTGATTAACTATCCATGCAGCTTGAACTTTGTCATGTAGGCGTACAACTGGCAGCAGCACAGGTTGTCCCCGTGGAACACCAAAATAACGAGGATTTAACGGCCGGCCCATGCTTTATATGTTGACATTGATCTGACAGTATATATTGTAAGACAACAGCATGCGAACCAAGGATTTTATATGAGCCAGAGAACCCACGGATTTCAAGGAGGTATCAAAAAAGGCACTACTGCATATGACTCACAGAGCCATGCTTTAGATCGCGGAATGCGGCATATTAGCAAGATTTTGTCCCAGGAACTAGCCCCACAGGGTTACAGACGTGTGAATAAGTTTTTGTCCCGGGACATTCCCGGAGGCCTTGCCAGCTGCCAGCCGGATGGTGGTATTTGGTATAACAGCAAAAACCAAATCGTTGCTATTTTTGAAGGCAAAAAACAAGGAGCAGTGGGCAACGCACACGAGCGATGGTATATGAATCGCTGGATAGCTCATGTGTTGGCACCACAAGCAAGATATGTTACATTTTGCAGTGGCCCAGGTGTTCAAGAGCATAATAGCATGTATAAAGGGTTAAGCTTTGCCTTGGCTTGTGAAGGCAAGCCAGTTGTTTGGAATGTAACTCATGCAACAGGCACAAGTTTTCACGGGCAAGAACAGGGTTTCACAGACCAAGAGCTGTATAACATCATGAAACAGGCGATTACCCTTTGATTAAACCATTGTTTAAATGGGCTGGTGGCAAGAGCAAAATGCTCAAATACTACCAACCTTATATGCCAGCTGCTCCTATCAAGACTTACAGTGAGCCATTTTTTGGTGGCGGGGCTATGTTTGCTCATGTGATTGAAAAATACAATCCACAGGAAGTCTGGATTAACGATATCAACAGCGACATAATCAACATCTATCAGAGTATTGTTAGCGATTTCCAAGATTTTTGCGATTGTTTACAACAGCATAGTCAGGAATATCTGCAAGGCAACTATGACCAGCGCCGTGCATATTATTATAAAGTTCGTGAAGAACATGCATGGGATTGGGAAAAGTGGTCAAAAACTCAGCAAGCTGCTGTGTTGTATTTTCTCATGCGCACAGGATTTAACGGCATTTGGCAAATCAACAAAAACACCAACAATCGCTATGGCACGCCTTGTGGCTTGCTTACAGAAACTCAAGTATATGATCCCGATAACTTGCAAGCATGGCACGATGCATTAACACAACGACAAGTTCATATTACGTCAGGTGATTGGAGCCAAGTTCCTATTTGTGACTTTGTGTTTTGTGATCCTCCCTATCGCGATAGTTTTGCTGATTACAATCAACCATTTCCAGATATTGAGCTGGAAAAGCTTGTAAAAACTGTGGAACAAAATGATAATTTTTGGTTGTGCAATCGTGATAGCGGCGACGGATTCTTTGACAAAGTGCAAGCGCACGTGGTAAAAATACCTGTGACATATACAGCAGGGCGTCGTAAAAAAACACAAACAGGCTTTGAAGCCAAGAAAGCCATGGAAGTGTTGATTTTTCGCAATCTTGTCGCGGCGCCAAACAGTAGTTTGTTTTATCAGGAGTCATCACATGGCTAAAGAATATGCATTGGATATCAAACAGGTATTAAGTGCTATTGATACACAAAAGCTTGACTATTACAGCCAACTAACTGAACAAGAACGCCGAGCTTATAGTCCTTTTGTGATCATGCGTTATCTCAGTAGTTTGGCCAACAACAGTGCTTTACAATCTTATGCTATTTTGGCAGTAAATGATCTGGTCAATATTGGATTCAGTGACTTGAGGGATCATGCTGAACTACAGCATCTATTGCTATGTTGTGCAGGTGCTGGCAGCAAACAGTTTCATCCCTGGATACCAGTTGCACGAGCAAAAAAACGACGCGACAATCCCATTGTGGAACTTATACAAAACTATTATCCTCAACTCAACAGTCAAGAACTGTCAATCATGCTGGCAACTATCACGCAGCAGCAGGTGATTGACTTAGCAGTTGCTAGTGGTTATGCAGAAAATAAAGTTCAAGAGCTAGTCAAACTCCACAGTGCAAAATGACTTTTGTATGCGAGTTTTGCAAAAGATTTTTTGCAAAAGAAAAAACTTGGTATAATCACAGTTGTGAAAAGAAAAGACGTTGGTTTAACCGAGACACAGCTCAAGGTCGCTTGGCGTTTTACAGTTGGCAGAGATTTCATGAGCTTAGTGGCATGCGTAACATGAAAAAAGTCACACAGGAAGATTTTATTTCCAGTGCATTTTATGGAGCTTTCAACAAGTTTTCCACTTATGTTATTGAAAACGATGTTGTAGCTCCCCGGGCATTTATTGATTTTGTTATTCGCAGCAATATACCTGTGGATAAATGGTGTCAAGAAAGCTTGCTGGTGTTGTATGTACATGACTTGATTGCAACGGAAAATTGTGATCAAGCTCTTGCTCGCAGCGTGGAATATCTTGCCAAATGGGCGCAACAAAATGACACAGCTTGGTGCGAATTTTTTCGTATGGTAAATACCAATATGGGCACACAAATCATTTGTCATGGCAGAATCAGTCCTTGGTTGATATACAATGCCGACAGCAGTGCAGAGTTTTTGCAACGCTGTAGCCATGAACAAGTGTCCATGATACAAAACTGGGCTCCTGCTCATGTGTGGAAACTCAAGTTCAAAAGCCATCCACAAGATGCAGATTTTGCCCGTGAGATGTTAGCACAAGCAGGAATGTAATGAAAAAGTTTTTAGTAGAGCCCCAAGAAATCTGGAATATTCCCATTAAAGCTGAACCCCGGGTAGTTGAGCAAATACAGTTTGGCGGACAATATAGCAACGATAGCGATGACAGCAACAGTCTGCCCTTGACAAAAAAGACTTCTGATTGGCAGATTGAGGGGGCCTGGGTAGTAGTATCAGACCAACAAGGTAACCGGCAACGTGTTCCCGGTGAACAGGTGATTCAACAGTTGGTGCGAGAAAATCAAGATTTAAAAACCCAAATGACCAAGATGCAACAGGAACACAGAGAAATCATGTCCCGACTCAGTCAGTTAAACACCCGGTTACGTCAGAGAACATGATAGATTTTGATATCGACATTGACGTGGCCGCCAGAGAGCAAGCCCTAGCAGACATCAAACATATTCCTGCTAGCTTGCTTAGAAATGATCGCTTGGAAAAACACAACACCGGGGTGTATTTCCACAATGTACCTCAAGATCCTGTTACTGGTTATTGCAGCTTGCCCTACAAGCAAGCTCAGCAACAGGGATTGTTCAAAATTGACATACTCAATGTAAACGTCTACGAGAAGGTCCGCAGTCCTGCGCATTTGCAAGAACTATGTGATCGTGATTTCAACTGGCAGTTAATGACTTATCCTGAGTTTGTTGCACAACTGATCCATCTTCACAATCATGCTGATTTAACAGCACGATTGGCCCCTAAAAGTCTAGAAGACATTGCTATCATTTTGGCGTTGATTAGACCCGGTAAACAATGGCTTATCAATCGTTGTTTGGAACATGGGCTGTCTAGTGCTGATCCCGACATTTGGCAGCGCAGTGACCAAGGTTACCATTTTAGGAAATCTCATAGTTTTGGTTATGCCATGTTGGTGAAGGTTCATGCAGAAATAATCGTTGACGAAGTTTCACAATCATTATAATATAACACATAGAGAGGTATAATCATGCAGCTACAGCTAGCCAGTTCAATGTTTGGATGTCATGCCCATGTGGTGCATGAAGACAACACTTGGGATTTGGGATATATTGAAGACGCAGAACTTGCAGGTAAGTTTCGTCAACGCTTGCATGGTGATGTTTGGATGTGGCGCAATCCACGTTGCCAGCCACGTGAACTGCGAGATATTCTCGTAAGTCTCGAGCATGCAAGCGACCAGTTCAGTGTGCGCTTGCGTGCCGTGGAAAACAGTGATGATTTTTATGCTATTTTGGCTGTAAACAATGAACTGGTGGCCCGCACGCTTGCATGGAAAACCATGCAGCACTGGCAAAAGTGGAGTCGACAAGAAGAAACTCAATATCTAAGAGAACAGCGTGTTAAGTTTGAACCAAAAGTCAGTGCTGATGGTAAAACTGTAAAAGTGAGAGTGAAAGTTAGTACTCTAGGCGATTAAACTTCGCGCACCAAAGTAATGGTGCGTCGTTTTACTCGTTTGTTTAACATTTCACGTAGATTTACTGTGGGACCTTGAACTACACGACTTTCTTTGCTTGCAAAAGTTTTTAATACGGTTCTAAACTCTTGAAAGTCTTGCCCCATAAACAAATTTATGGGGATATTTCTGTTGCTTTCCCACCACCAAGTTTCACCACAAACTAGAAACCTTTTCTTGCGAACATCAGTCCAGTTGTCATCCCAAGCATAAATGTTGATAAACTGTTGATCAGCTTGTTGAATGATTCCTAGATACTCGTTGTTGAGATATTGCACTACACTGAGAAAGGGATATCTTTGTTGCAAGTCGGTTAGTTCCTGTGGTGTCATAGCAGTTTCCTTGTAACAGTTCAGCTAAATACTTATTAGATTAATCACTATTTTATTCATGATATGTCCACTATTACCCTTTATTCTTATCAACAACAGCTATATTGGATGTATGATGCACCTGGAACTTTCCTGCAGACATGGCCCATGATTCAATATAAGCAAAAAATATACAAAGGCGTTACTAACACCCTGCAAATGCTGGTGCGTAATGTTGATCGGAGACCTGTGGACATTACCGGTCTCACTCTAACTGCTCAAATGATTAATGTGGAAACACAACAGACAGTTTTGGTTAAAAGTGTCACAACTACCAATGCTGCTCAAGGCCAAGCTGTAGTTGACATACAAGAAACTGATATTCAGTTTTTGCCTTTGGGATTTTACAATATTCAGCTTACCAGCACTGATGACAGCAATGTGCAACGTTTTCTTTACAGTGATCAATATCAAGACATTGATGTGGCAGTGGAAATTTTAGCTGGCACTCAACGTGAACTTGTTCCAGCCACAGTAATCACTAACTTCACACCCACACCGCTCAACTGGTGGACTGATATTTTATACGTGAGTTCCAGTTTACCTGGCAATGCACAAACAGGTGAGACTTCGGGGACTCATACATGGGTGGTTTACACAACCAACTGGTTGGGCAAGCTTTGGATGCAAGGCAGTTTGACAGAAAATGTGCCCACAGATAACGAATGGTTTTTCATTCCTCTAACAGCTGACACCAACTACAAACAATGGACTGGCGACGATCAGCCCACAATATGGCAGGGCAGCACCACACAAAATCTCTACTGGGTGCGTTTTGTTTATCAAAGTGCTCTTGGCAACACAGGAACGTTTGACAAAATACTCTACAAAAGCTAAACCATGTAATGGTATCTGTAGCAGATGTAGTTGGTCAATGGATTCCTGCGCGAGCTAGAACCGCTAGTAAAGGCTGGAAAAGTGCAAATGCAGTATGTTGCAGCCATCGCGGACACAGGCCTGACACTCGTGGTCGTGGCAACTGGTTGATTGATGGACAATCACACGTTTCCTACAGTTGTTATAACTGTGGATATCGTTGTAGATATACAGGTGATGGCCTAACTGACAGTTTTCGCATGCTGCTGTCGTGGATGTCTGTTCCACAAGAAATTATTGACAGTTTAAAAATGCACGAGCTGCAAAAAAGCCTTGAAGGCAGCTC